TAAATGTTTATCATTTATTGCATGCAACACAGGTATTACATATGTCCAGTAATCACGAAACGAAAACACTCGGCAGCGAAATTCTGAGTTTTGCATGTGAGTATACAAAAGCTGCTGCCGAAAAAGAATTAGCGCAATAACAACAAATATGCCCTGAACGTTTATTGCGGTTTTATCGCCGGGGATTGTTACAACCTTAATCCACAGGAGGCTTTATTGTGACTTTTATAAAGAATATGGCATCACACAAGACCGCCTGCCTTATTGCACAATACGGTGAAAATTACATGCATATTGCCTGCTTATTTCTGCGTAAAGCATACGGGAGATAATAATGCATCAGAAAACAGCAGAACACGAACAAACCAGAATATTGCTGACCATCAAAAACGGGAAAGTAATATTCATTCGCCATGTTCATGACGATGAACTTGTAGGAACTCTTTCAACATTCCTGTTTATTGCAGAAAAGGCAGGATATGACGTTATTGCACCAGCAGATGAAGATGAAGATGAGGAATAAATATCATGCAATACGATGAATTCCAGGCTGAAGCAACAGCCCATGGTATACGAACTGGCAGTATGACGATTGATTATCACGACGCCATACGTCGTCTGGATGCCGGAGAATTCGATACTCCTAATGTGCGAGGTTTACGTATCCTTCAGTGTCTGGCGCAAGCCGACGAAGCAGGATTACTGGGTAAACTTCCGGTTGAGATGAAGGTTGCTCAGTGGCGATGGTTGTATGTGACGACATTCATCAACGAAGAAGAAGACAAGAACGGCACAATTGATATCCTGAATGAACACGGAACAACTGAACACGCCGTGGTATATAACGGGATGTATGGGTTTATGACGATATATCCCGGCCCCATTCGATTTGCCTTACAACAGTATATTGAATGGAATTTAATTCAAAAATACGGCGAAGCTGAAGGAATGGGAAGAGCGCTGTTTCTTTATCAGAAAATGCTCACTACTTCCCCTGATAAAGGTTTCATTCTTTCAGATATGGGTCGAGAAGGGCTTGAAATCCTTCTGGATGAAATTATTAACGAAATGAATACTCATGGCATGCAATCCGAAACAGATATTAAGTAAAAGGGACCACATGACCGTTATCGAGTATATCCAGGAAAATCCAGATTGCAGTAGAGAAGATATATCCCTCGCACTTGGAAGAAGCGCAACTTCTATCAGTAATGAATTATCACGGTTATTGTGGAATGGGTTAATAGTACGAACTGGAGAAAAAAACAAAATGATTCTGTACTGCGTAAACAATCTGCCGTTTGGATACAGCAATCCCCTAAGTGTTATGTTCAACCAGTTACTTAAACAGGTAAGAAATGGCAACTGACTCACAACTAACCATAGAAACGGCCCTGAATGTCGGCCTGGCGCTCCTTGGTTATTTTTACATCGTGTTCTGCAGCGGACGGTGGCTGTCGCTGTTGTTCCTGAAAAAATGGAATAAACGCCGTAAGCAGGATGAACGCCAGAAGGCAATGAATGCGTTTTCCGAAGCCTTCGGAATTGACGGCATGGAACCAGGGGATCCAGCTCGCGCAATCAGCAGAGGGGGTGTGGTAATCCTTGTATATCGGAGTGAAGAGAAAAATGACGATCACAAAACAACGAGTAGAAAAAATCATATATCGCCATGAAATGGGACTGAACAGCGATGTCACTGCCGAAGAGGTTTATGACCTGGCTGTACTGGCGCTGAATTTATCAAATATCGCAAACCTGAAGCGATACGAGCTTGATATGGATGGTTGCGACTCGTGCGGTCAGGATTGTGGCGCAGATATGACTGAAGATCCTGATGGTGATTATGTCCTGTTTGATGACGTGGTTAAGTTGTTTGAATTTGATACAACCACTCAAAAGTTAGAAATCCCGGCAAAGGAGGCTGCCAGTGAGCAAGATTGACTATCAGGCACTGCGCGAGGCGGCGGAACAGGCAACGCAAGATGAATGGGTAGCATATATTTTGCCGGGTCATAACGGCATTTATCCTGCGCGCACGTCTGAGGGTAGGCATTGTGCGGATACTTTATTGACTGGCCTGGCGTCTGTCAGGGGCGGGAGAGCATCAACATGAGCATCAGAACCTACGCAGTGAATTGCAATGACGCATGGCTAAACACCGAAGGTGATGACATCTCCGGCTCATACGTTAAGTACAAAGACCATCAGGAAGTGGTTGCCGCTCTTGAGGCCAAGTGCGCGGCGCTGGCAGCGGAGAATGCGGGAATAAAGTCTGCAATTCCAGAATCACGGGATATTGAAGATGACAATGACAATATGGATGACGTATCTCTCGCGGAAGACTTCGGGTTCAATCATGCAATAGAACGGATGAGGAGACAGATACCTGAAACGCCAACCACTGATGCTTTCCTGGCTGAAGTCCGGGCGCAGGGGGTGGATGCTGCTATAGAAGCTGCAAAAAATCTGGTGGCCCAAGAATATGAGTATAAGGATTTCAAAGCGGCGCAGAGTGATTGCTGTATGTACCCTGGTTCAGACCTGGTAGGGAAGGTTGAAATGACTGAGTGGTTAGTTGACTTTGCTGCCCAGCTTCGCAAAGGAGGCAACCAGTGAGCGAAATTAATTACCAGGCACTGCGTGAGGTGGCGGAACGTGCAATTCCAGCAATGGAACGCCTGTTAATGTTGCCAGCTGATGATGACTTGTTAAGTGAACAGGAACTTAAAGATTACGGTGTGGATATTGATGCGCTCAACGCCTTCAAATTTCTGACCGGACCAGAAACCGTGCTGGCACTGCTGGATGAACGGGAAAGAAACCTGCAATACATCAAAAGCCGCGATCAGGAGAACGAGGATATTGCGCTAACGGTAGGGAAGCTGCGCGTTGAGCTTGAAGCAGAAAAACAGCGGGCAAAAGTTCTATTTATGGAAAATGCTCGGCTTAAGTCAGGCATAGCCGGTCTGATACACCTCGGTATTCGATATGCAGATGTTGAGGTCATGAAAATTGCTGGAGATGCCCAGCTTTCTACCCCATGCACTGACAGCATCATAAACAGCATTGCAACAGGCATTCGCATCAAAGGAGAGTGATATGGCGTTAACACACCACGAACTCTGTCAGATTGCGTACAAGTTCCTTAAGCGCAACGGGTTCAAGGTTTGCTTTCATGACCGCTTTGTTGCTGTAACCAGTACCGGAGAACAGCCAGATGCTATGGGATTCAGAAATTCAGCATCATGCCTGATAGAGGCGAAGTGTTCTCGTGCTGACTTGTTGGCAGATAGAAAAAAGCGTTTCCGTAAAAATCCCTCACTTGGCATGGGCGACTGGCGATTCTTTATTAGTGAGCCGGAAATTATTTCAGTTGAGGATTTACCTCCCGGCTGGGGATTACTTCACGTTGTTAACGGAAGAGTACGGAAAGTACATGGATGGCCCAGGGGTAATTGCTGTTGGGGTAATCCTGACGATAAGCCATTTACTGGGAATAAGCAGGTTGAATGCGATTACATGTTATCTGCATTAAGGCGCATGGAGTTGAGAGGGCACCTTAATGAAATATATGACGGTGTGATTGTTAATAAGAAAGAAGGAAACGCGGCATGATCACTATTACCAAAGGGCGACTGCTGACAATCAAGCAGTGGCGCGAAACATACGGACCGGGTAGCAACGTTGTACTGCCAGCAGAAGAAGCGGAAGAACTGGCACGAATTGCACTGGTATCGCTGGAAGCAGAGCCGGTGGCAAAGATTATAGCTCATTACCCATTAGGAGTTGACGTAGGCAAACAAAAGTTCGTACAGGCCATTGGAGAGCTTCCTGACTTTGGCGGATATCTATTTGCCGCCCCGCCAGCGCCGGTAGTGCCGGAAGAAGCAACTCCGGAAAACGTAGAAATGCTCTCTGGCTATGTTTCCACGTACAAATTAACCGATAGCGAGCGCGATATTGCTGCCGAAATATGGAACGCCTGCCGCACCGCCATGCTTCAGTCCGGAAACTTTCGGGAAAGCAAGAATTCGTCAACCAATAATTTTCGGGAAATCCCGGAAGCGTCAACCAGCTCTCCGGTAACTCCGGCTCTTCTGCCTGGTGGTTTCACCATTGAGGAGGCGAAGGAATTACATGAAGACCTGGTACGCAGCCACATAAGCAAGGCCTTAAGTGGCGAAAAGATGAAAAAGAAAGATCGCGATGCTGATTTGCGCTGGATTCATGGCGTTATAGTTCAGGCAGCGTGGTTTGTAAAAGCATCACTGGAGCAGAATGCACTATCGGGCAACTCTCCGGTAACTCCGGATGGTTGGATAAGCTGTAGTGAGCGAATGCCGGACGACAGGCAGGAGGTGAATCAATGAGCTGGCCTGATGCAATCGTAACTCTGGGGGTGGTATTCGCAGCAGCGTTTGTTGTGTTCTCGATTTGTCGATGGGGATAACCACATGTTCGCTTTGATTCAACGCGGTCAGATATACACGGACAGAGCTGGATACCCCGTGGTGATTACTCGCATCACTGAGCACTCAGTGTTCTTTCGACGGATGGACGGACGATCCGGGCGGGTACGCATTGGTGAG